CTTGTTCGTGCGGAGCTGCGTAGTAGCGAACCGGGCCATGTCCGACGTGAAGACGTCGGTGCCGGTGATCGCCGTGGTGGCGATCGGGTTGGTCGGCGTAGAGCCGAAGCCGTAGCCGACGGTGCCACCGCCACGCCGAAGCGTCTGCGTACCCGCAGCCAGAACGTTCTGGACCAGAAGGTCGACAGAGTCGACCAGGTTCCAGGCCACCTGGTTGACGAGACCGGCGGTCACGTCGGTGAACGAGAACAGGTCCAGCTTGTTGCTGACGAGGATCGCGTTACCGTACTCGTTGAGCGTAACCGAAACCGTGGTCGGGTTACCGGCCGCGACGGCGTCTGGGTCGACCAGCTCGTTCAGCGGAGTGATCTGCTGAGCGAGATCCTGGTACAGCTCGAAGACGACCGAGCTACCAGGCATAGCCTGCTGGACCGGGCGCTTGTCAGCGATGGTGCGGTACATCGGCTGGGCACGGAGGGCGAACTCAAGAGCGCGGTCGTACGCGGTCTGGACGAGGTTCGCCATCGCCGTAGTGCCGGTAAAGGCGTTAGCCATTACATCTCCTTAGGGATCAGTGCAGGTTCCTAAAGCTGTTGATCAGCGCCTGCACATCGTTAGCGTCGTTGACTGCCGCCTGTGCAGCCTCAACGTTGCCCAAAGCCGCCCCGTCGTTCCCCGCCTGGCTCATCCGTTCGAACTGAGCCTGCATGGATTCGGGAAGCTTGGGCTGCGCGGACTGTTCGGCAGCCGCTGGGGCTGCCCCACCGAAGACGCTACGCATGGACTCAACCCACGCCTTAGCCTTCTCCGGATCAGCGGGACCGTCGTAGGCGGAAGCCGCCTGCGGGACCCCAAGGGACTCGAAAACCTTGGCCATCTGCTCACGCTGCTGACCCTCAAGGAAGCTCGTCAGCTTCTGGTTCAGCTCGTCGTTCTGCTTCTTCATAGCCTCGTATGCATCGCGAAGCGCCTTCGGGCCGTTTGCTTCGTTGCTGTTGCCCAGGTTCGCGCTGTTGTCGTCGTTCTCAAAACCCCAGTTGTTGGTCATCAGACCCTCCCTTTAGGTTGCACCCATCCCTGTTCGCGGGGACGAACAGAGCGCTGTGCTTGTTGATTGCCGGTCTTGGTTACGAGTGACAGGGCCGGTCGTTCCGTCACTGGCGGGTGCCCCGGACTCGCACCGGGGCGTATGCTGTTCACCCTGAACTAGGAGCCTTGCTCTGGTTGAGGCCACCAGCGGCCCCACCGGTGGCGCCCGAGAAGGCGCCTTGCTCCCGGCCCACAAGCTGGGCCTTCTTGTTGATCGCTTCAGCCGAAGTGCCGAACACCGACTGCTCCTCTTCGGCCTGCCCGAACTGCTGTCCGTACATAGCCCCGAGGTTCTTCATGGTGCCCAGCTCCTGAGCCACCTGCTGGTAGCCCTGCTGTGCCTGAGTAGCCGTCACGCCGATCGTGGCAAGCTGTTCAGCGTAAGCCTGGTTGAACGCCACACCCTGACTCAGTGCAGCGCCGCCGATAGCGGCGGTCGCAGCAGCCTTCTGAAGTAGAGGCAGCGACTTGTCCGGGTCGAGGAAGTACGCAGCCATGTGGCCGTCGTCGATCCCCATCTGGTTCAGCGCGTTCTTGAAGTACGGGTTCGCCAGGGCCGTAGCCTGAGTGGCCAGGTCGGTTCGGGACTGAACCTCGGTCGGACTCACGTCCTTGCTGAGCCAGTTCGTAAAGTCATCGTTGCTGTCGTAGAAGCCGCTCGGCAGTCCAGACTGTCGCAGGATCTGACGGTAGGCGTTCTCGGTGTTGATGTAGTCAGCGGGGGAAAGGACAGGAAGACCGGCCTTGAGCCGGGCGTCGTTCGCCTTGAACCTCTGCTTGTACTCCGGCGTGTCCTGAAGCAGGATCGAGATCGTGTCAGCAGAGTAGCCGTTCTTGACGTAGCTGTAGATCTTCCCCGCCAGAGACTCAAGTCCGTAGGACTTGAACAGAGTCTCCAGCGCCATGAACGCGTCCCGGTTGGTGCCGGTGAGCAGCTTGTCGTACTGCCCCGTCACCTCGTAGTACTTGTTCTGGGTGCTGTTCAGCTTGCCGGTGATGTCGTTCAACTGGCTCTGGGTGTGGTTGATCGAGGCTTGCAGCCTTGAGGCTGCCGCCTTCGAAGCCTTGTCGGTCTTGCCCTTGAGCTTGGCAAGCTGAGCCTGCTGCTGCTTGAGCAGCCCCTGCTCGGACTTCTGCCGAGCCTGGTACATCTTGACCTGGGCCTGAAGGATGACCGAGTTGTTACCCTTCACGTACCAGGGCTGGCCCTTGTCGGCCCGTGCCTTGGCTACCGCATCCGCCCACGAGGGCGGGATCTGGGCTGGTGTAGTCACGGTCCTCCTATCAGTACTTGAAGCCGAAGTCAGACAGCACCTGGTGGCCGATCTGCATCATCGAGTCCTGGGCGTTCTTCGTCTGCTTCCAGCGAGGGTCTGCGCGCAGGTCGTTCTCGAATTGCCAGAGCGGCTTGGTCTCTGTCTGTAGCGTCCCAGGATTCTTGTACTGGAGCGCCTTCTTGATGGTCGGGTCGAACAGGTTGACGCTGCCTGAAGGCAGCTCCAGGATCTGCGCCATGCTCTGAAGGTAGGGGCTGGCGATGTCCGATACCGTCTGACCCGCGTCGAGCTGCTTGGAGAACTGTGGGAACATAGCCTTGGCCTGTCGCAGCATGTCGTTCTTGTAGTCGGACGTGGTGGCCAGGCCGCGCAACACCTTGCGGGTGTTGTCGGCGTACCACTTGTCAGACATGTGGACACCCATCGAGTAGGCGTACGACCTCAGCTCGTTCTGAGTATCAGCGCCCTGACCCTCGAAGTCGCCACCGTCAAAATACACATACTGACCAAGATAGTTCCGAAGCTGTCCATCGGACCATCCCTTAGCCACAACGTTGTAGGCGGCTTCTTGGATGCGTGCTTTAGTGAACTTGGTGTCCTTGATGCCGAGCTGTTCGGCAAGCTGGTGAACGGAGATGTAGGCTGCGTTGAAGTTCTGTTTTGCTGTCGCGGGATCCGTGTAGGTCTGGGTGAGGTACTGGCGCTCCTTGTCGGAGTGCGTCTTCCACCACTTGGTGTTCCTGAGCTTAGCTTGGAACATGTCCTTGCTGTAGCCTTTGGACACCATGTCGCCGAACAGGTTCTTCAGCTCGGGGTTGGCATTCAGGAACGAAGAGGTGAAGCCGTACTGCTCGGCCAGCTCTGACATGCTCAACTTGGGTGCCGCCCCTGAGTAGCTATAGCTGCTGCTGACAGCCCCTGCACCACCAGCATGGCCGATAACAGAGTCGACGTACTGCTTGATGCTCGGACCGCCAGGCTGAGACCTGGTGGACATGTCGAGGTTGTGGTTGCCTGGGCCTGCGTACCACGCGGCAGCCGCTCCGCGCGGCCCCCACTTGTTGTAGTAGCCGTGCAGGATCCCGGAGACGATCTTCTCCTGGAGCTGCGGGGAGTGGAGGAACTGGGAGGGCGTTATAGAGTACCCGAGCACCTGCCTCGACCAGCCAGCCACGTTGCTCGGCATGACCTGGTACTTACCGAGAGCGCCGGAACCTGAGTTCACGGCGCTGTAGCTACCACCAGACTCTTGGATCGAGATGCCTCGCATGAACTGTTCGAACGTGATAGCCATGCGTCACCTCAGCCCCATACTCTTGAGTACGTTCAGTCCGACGTTCATCACGTCGTTCTGTGCGTTGGACGTCTGCGTCCAGCGGGGATCGCTCCTGACTCGCTGCATGAAAGTCGTCTGGTCCATCCCTGTGGGCTTGCCGTCTGTGTTTACCCCGTTCAGCGCTGACCGGATCAGAGGATCCGTCAGCTTGATAGTCGACGGGGGAAGTTCCAGCTGCTGAGCCATGATCTGGACGTAAGGGTTGGCGATGTCCTGCATCGTCTGCCCCGCTTCGATCTGCTGCTTGTAGCCAGGGTAGGCGCTGATCGCCTGCTGGGCGATCTGGTTCTTGAAGTCGTCCTCGGTGGCCAGCTTCCTAGCGATGAGGGCGGCCTGGTTCTTGACGGACTGGTCATCCAGGGTCACACCCTGAGCCGAAGCGTAGGACTTGATGCTGTTCTCGTAGGCGCCAGCCTCACCCTTCAGGGTTCCGCCCACGAACTTGACGTAGCCACCCAGCACGTTGGCCAGTGCGCCTTCGTCCATGTTGGTGGCGTACGCCTTCTCGGCGATCGACTTCAGCTTCTTCGGAGGGATGGAGGCGCCGATCTTGGCGGCCTCCTGCTGGACCATGACCGTGGTCGCCTGGAGGTTTGCCTCGTATGTGGCAGGGTCGGTGGCCTTCAGGGCCTGCGCCTGCCTCATCGTGTCCGAGTTCTCCTGCCACCACTTGGTGTTGCGAAGCTCGGCCTGGAACGCTTCCTTGCTCAGGTTGTTCTTCACGTAGTCGTCGAACACCTTAGCCACACCAGGCTGAGACTTGAGGAACGAGTAGGCGAAGCCATACTCGGAGGCCAGCTCCTCGGGTGACAGGCGAGCCGGAAGCTCGCTGTCGGTCATGTCCTGATCGCTGTTCGGTCCGCCACCCTCGATGCCGGAGATCCTGCGGCCGCCCATGAACAGATCCTGGTAGTAGCCAGACTTGAGGTCATCGATCTCGATGCCCTTGCCGGGCTTCGGGGCATGGATGAACTTGCCGTTACCGATGTAGATGCCGACATGGTCTGGTCCGGCTGAGCCCTTGTCGGTATCGAAGAAGATCATGTCGCCAGGGGCGAGATCCTTCATGCCGACAGCCTTGCCCTGACCGATCTGGTCGTAGGTGGTGCGGGCAACGGACAGGCCAAAGTGCTGGTACGCTTGCTGCACCATGCCCGAGCAGTCGACACCCGAAGTGAGACTGTTGCCGCCCCACTGGTACGGTGTGCCGATGAACTGCTTCAGGTAGTCTACGATCTCCTGTCCGTTTACCGCCATGTCATCCTCCGCCGATCATCTCCATGAGCCAGTTCATGCCGTTGGTGGCAGCCTGGTAGGCCCCATACTCAGGGTTCTTCTTGGCCTCTTCCTGAGCCATGTAGGACTGTGCAGCGGCGCTTACGCCGCCGCTACTAGTGCTGGACTGGTTCTGTAGATCCTGTCCCACATACGTGGACGTGGTGGTTGTAGTCGAGGGATTGGCCTGCTCGTACTTGTTCAGGATCGACTTGAACCGGGACTGCTCAGCCTTGGTCGGATCCCTGCCCAGAAGGGTCTGAGCGGCGCCCTGGAAGAGGGCTGCCGCATCCTCTGCGGTAGAGATGTTGTACGACTGCTGGGTGGCCGTCACGGTCCGAGGCTGTGAAGCCTCCTTGGATCGCTGAGCGATGTCCTTGCCGAGCACGTCCCAGGGCGTGACGTTCTTCCCCGCCACTTGGTACTGAGCCGACACGCCGACATAGCCAGCCCAGAGCTTAGCCACATCGGCATCACGCATCTGCGTTGTGTCGTAGCCAGCCAGGTTGAGCTGAGACATGAACTTGTTGCGGGTCTTCTGATCCCACATGTAGTACATGTTGACGGCGTCCGAGTAGTCCATGAACGCGATGGGCGACTGAACGCCCATGTACAGGTTCGGGTTCTTCGGGTTGCTGGCCTTCTGCGGCACAACCGGGAACGACCCCATAGACCCACCAGAGTAAGTGGTGGG